TGTCCTATTTCTATATTTATATTTTCCTTATTATACACCGCTTGCACATAAGGAAAATCTTGTGTACCACAAGGCAATGTTGGTGCACGGATAATATTTTCCAGAATTAAAATGTTATCGTTTTTATCACGGACTTCAAACCAATATAAAATATCAACGTTTGCCATAATACCTTCACCATCGCATACATCAACATCACCACCTATGGCTTCGACATCTACATGGTGTCTAATATTTATAGAAATAGAAGCCTTTAATGTTCCTGCTTCAGTTGCACGGTATACTTCAAAGCGTTCATCTTTATGTGCTGTTAAGTAAGTGATATATTCAGCAGTTGTTTTTGAACCTCCACCCATGCCTGGTTCAAGTTGTGGATATGAAAAACCAACTTTAAAAAAATCTGTTAGTTCTTCATAGGTAGCCTTATTTGTATCCATACTTCCAACCACTACAGCATCTTTATCAATGTCGTGTGTTTCTCCATCAGGGTGATCTTCTAACCATATCAAACACAAAGGACCTGGAACAGGAAAACAATCTAGTGGAATGGTGTCCATAGGAATGTTAAAAACAATTGCATCAAAAAATGGTGCTTCGTTACTATCTTGTGGACCTGCTGAAGATTTTTTAAAAATTGTTTTACTATGATAAGGAACATTTTGTGTTTGTATAGGTGGTAAGGCTGAACCATTTTCACTTATGATAGTTTCAACATCAACATCAGTATCAAGTAAATTTAAAATCCTTCTTTGAAATCCTACCTGTTCAATGTTGACGGTTAATTTATCTTCATACAAATCATATTTATTATAATTTACTTTTCCGTTTGCGTACAATTGCCATTTTCTTAAGTTAGGGTCCCATTCATAAACGTTTACTAAAACTTCTGCATCAATACCACCGTGATTTTCAAATGCCTGTTTTAAATAACTTCGTGCTTCCTTAATAAAATCAATGTCAAAAATAATTTCATAAATAACTCCTTCGTTATCTGTACTACGTTTTACGGTTTGTGTCATTTCATTAATACCTATAGGGTCCGCTTCTTTTATTGTGAGTGGTCCTAAAAATTCGTTAATGAATTGAAAACGTAATGCCATTATCTATACAATTGATCCATGAAGTATTGACGTGTTTCTGCATTCTTTACCATAGCTTGCATTCCTTGCTTTGAAATATTCCAATGCTGTTCTTTTTTATTGCGAACAGTTTTTTCAAGGCTATCTAATTTTTTTCCAAGGTTATCAAAACCTTCTATGTCTGTTCTGTTCCCTTGTCTATCAATGTGAGGTAATGAACTTAAAGCAAGTTGATTTAATGTTTCTTTGTGCGTATCAACTTTTGAACCTGCTGGAAGATCAACCAAAGTAGATTGATCGGGTGATAAAAATGTTCTTCCTGATGGTAGCGTTACTTTTTCAGAACCTTCTTCACCTATAACTGCCAAACCTCCTTTGTGATTTCCTGTTCCTTCTGCATAGCTTGGTATAGGTTTACTCACTACTGCTGCAATTTGTAGTGCACCCAATACAGCGGTGATTGCAGCCAACACGAAAGAAGCAGGAGGCGGATATGTGCCTAATGCTTGTCCTATACCTTTAGCGGTATTAATTGCAATGCTTATTACTGCAACAGTCTTTTCAAAAAGTGCTTGCTTCCTTGCTGCTGCTGCTTGCTGTAATCTTATTTTTTGTTCTTCCGCTGCTGCTTTATTTTTGATAGCTACTTTAGCAGTTTCATTATTTCCTGCTGCTGCTAATTCTGCCTCCATATTTTCCTGAATTTTTTCTAGTCGTGCCTGACGTGCTTCATCTTCAGCAGCAAAGAAATTATTTATAGTTTCCATTGCAAGGTCAACACCTGTTGTAGAAAGTTCTTGTAAAGCATCTTGCACCGCTTGTTCACCTTCCAACTTCAATGCATTTTTATTTTCTTGCATTGTTAATTCAACAGCACTGATCTGATTTTCTAATTCAATGCGTTGTGCACTTCCTTGCTGAAGCAGTGCAGCTTGTGCCTTTAAATATTCTAATTGAGATTTTAAACTTTCTTCTTCTCCCTTCTTTTGTATTTCTAATTTCTGATCATTATAATCTTGCAATGAAATTTTATTATCAGCAAATTGTTTTTCAAGATTTAGTAATTCAGTATTTACACCTGTATCAGCTTGGTTTGCTAAATTTGCAGCATCACGTGCTAGAACTTTAAAAACATTATCTTCTGCGCGATCTTTAGATTTTTGTGTTGTTTCATCAATCTTTGCAAACATATCTTCAGTTATCTTAACTGTTTCCGTTATGTATGCTTCATCATTATTAATTGCATCATTAATATATTGTTCTTGCAGTGCTAATTGTTCATCGATTGAAAGTGATTTGTTAGCGAAGATTGCATTTCTTTCTTCATCACTAAGGTTCACACGTTCACGTGCTGCTTTTCTTGCTTCATCCATTTCTTTGTTAGATGAATCGATAACCATCTGAACCTTTGCTTCATTTATATCCGCTATTGCTTTAGTTGATTCACCTAAAGTTGAAAACTCATTTTCAATAATCTTTTCATTGGTTGCAATTGAATCTTCTAACTTCCATTTGTTTAAATTTTCTGTTGCAGTGCGTTCAGCTTCTATTGCATCTTGTTTTCTTTTTTGGATTGATTGCACTGTTGAAAATTCTTCAGCATTTCTTTTTTTCTTCCCATCTAAAAATGCCTGTTCTGTTTGATTAACTTTAACCTGTAAATCTGCAAGCTGTTTTAATTCATCATAATCTAATTTCCTTGTGGTGGTGCCATCTTTCAACACACCTAGTTTATCTTCCAATATTTTTAATTCTGTTTGAGCTAATGCAACATCACCTTTGCTTTGTTCTTCCAATAATTTATTTGCTTCTCTTAATGATTTTAATCTTGTTTCATCACTAAAGCGTAAATCATCTTTAACCTTTGACATTTCTTTAGCAACTTTCAATTCAGTAACACTATCATCAATTAAATCTTGAATAGCATCTTTCTTAAATTGATTTTCACGATCAGTAATAGCTTGCAGCTTTGCATTTTTTTCTATTTGTTTTTTTATGTATTCATCTGCTGCATCACTAGCTGCTTTCCATCCATTAACAGCAAGATCACGGACTTCTTCTAATGCTAACCTTAGTTTGTCCGTTCCTTTCAATGTAAAAGCTTCTACAAGTCCTTCACCAAAATCTTTAAATACTTTGATGATAGGTTTCATGAAATTGATAAATGACTTCCAAGCTTCTTTAGGTTTTTCAACTACTGATATTAATGCACTTCCAACAGATTCAAGAAGATCAAGAAAACCATCAAGTATCACGGACCCAAATGCTAAAACCTTATTCCATTTATCTTGTCCTTCTGTTGTTGCAGTAAAATATCTTGCAAGTCCTGCAACAGCTAATGCAATAGCAGCTATGACAAGGCCAACAGGATTTGCAACCAATGCCCACAAGGCTTTACCAAATTTTAATGCACCATCAATAGCACCTTTTAATCCAGGCGCAATATCATTTAGTGCTGCACCCATACCTTCACTTGATTTACTTCCTTCTTCTAATTGTTTGTTTAGTTCTTTGGTGGATGTTTCTGCCATCCCTGCTTCTTTACGATAGACATTTATTTGAGTGATGTTATTTTGAATAGCAACTTTAAATTCATCATAGTGTTTTTTCCCTTCAGTTGTAGATTTATCTAAACCCTTTTGAGCAATCATTAACTCTTTGGTTTCTTTTTCCTGATCGTTGATTGCTTTTTGTGCTTTGATTATTGATGCAGTATAGTTTCCTACGTTACCTGAAAACTGTCCCATTTCTTCACGCAATTCACTAGCTGCTTCTTTCTGGTCCTGAATAGTTTTTAAAAGTGTTACACCCGTTTTACTGTTACGTTCTTCTTCACTTCTTAAATTAGAATAGGCAACACGATTTGCATTTAGTGCAGCTTCAATTTCTTTAAGTGATGAATTAAGTTTATTAACTGCTAGTGCTTCCTTTTCACCTAAAGCATTTTTATTTTTTATTTCTACGTTAAGTCTTACTAATGCTTGTTCCTGCTTCCTGTATTCATCATTATCTTTAGCAACAGCAGCAGCAATTTTATTTTGAATCTTAACTAACTCCTGTTGTTCCTTGGTTAGTTTAATTGTTTCTTCCTTTAATTTTTTTGTCGATGCACCATTATCACCCGTAGTTCCACCACCACCGGGACTTACATTCATAGCAGCTTTTCTAACTTCCTTCATGGTGTCAATTAGTTCTTCCCAATTTTTTTTCATCACAAGCGGTGCCATCAACGCTTCGTCACTTATAAAATCTTCCCTTTCGAATTCTGCCATAACTATTTCTTTTTACGGTTTTGTTCGTTTCTCTTTTTTATTATTTTATTATACTCATTGTACCGTGCTAATGTCAATGAATCATCAATCGGAAATCCAAGTGCTATAGTTAAATTTGCCATCAATGTTTCAAATGTTACCTGCTGATTACTTCCTTTGCTTTGTTCGTTTGCTTTTACAATTGCCTTGTAACGCATTTCTATTTTTGTAATCAGGCTGTTTGATTTATTCATTGCAGCATTTAAGCTATTGGCATATTCAGCAGAAGATTTTTTACTGATCTTATAACCCTTGCTATTAAGAAAATCAATCATTGAATTATCTACCATAAAATATAAAAGTGTTATAGTAGCTTTGATTAAATTAAAATCCCTTAGAAGTTTATTGTAGTGCTTCAGATTATCATAGTAACTTCTATATTCTGCATTGCCGTTTATTTTACTGTTCTGCTGAATGATTTTTTCCCATTGATCAAAGCATTCATCAACGGTAGGAGAACCAAAAATTACAAGTTGCATGTAGTCGGCTGTTTCAGCTACTTCAATAAAAAGTTTTAGTGTGATGTTGTTGTAATCAAAAAATTTAGTTGGTGGCTGAATAAACTGATCGGTAATATTCCTTAAGTTCTTTTTCGATGTGTTGAAGAAAAAAGGTTTTACCTTCTTGTGATGGGAAAAAAATTGCTTGTCCATATTTTTTAACAAGTTCATCACGTTTATCATCTTTAGAGTTTATGACAATTGGAAATTTATTTGCTGTTACAAAGAAGCCATCCCAAAAATCACCTGTTAATCTTAAATCTGTTACACCTTTAGGATTAAGGTGTCTTTTCATTTCTGCATAATTTTCACTCCTGTATGCTTGTAAAAATTCACCTTCACCATCTTTACCGTTTAATAATTGTGCTGTTACAATATCAATTAGAAAGTGCTCATTCTCTTTTATGATTTGTAGTAATGCTTTTTCCTGACTTAATACCGATTGCCTACCTAATTTAATTGCATAAGAAGCTATCTTATTAGTTTTCGATATGTTGAATATTACTTTTACCATAAAAGAAAAAGAAGTCCCTGCTTTTGTTCAGGGACTTTATTTTATTCACTTCTGTTTCGCTGTGGTTGTTCAGTGTTTTCAATTTCTTCCCATTGATCAGCAGCAGGTTCAATAATCTTTTCAGGTCCATTTGTGCCTGGTTTAGATTTTATTTTTGCTTCTGCCTTTTCCCACGCAATTTTCATTTCTGATTCTTTTTTTGCCGGGGTAAAAATTGTAAAATGGTGTTGAAATTGTTTTTTAAACTGTTCAAACTTCAGCGATTCACTATAAGAAATATTTACTTTCATAGTTATGGAGTAATAGTTACAGTTGCAGGGATACTTTCATAGGCCTGAATACTTAATTGATCAGGTGTTTCAGTTTTAAGTGTTCCAGTGGTGAAGGCTGTACCTACTAAAGCGTATACACCATTTAGTTCTGTTAGTGATGTGATTGCTTCAACTACTCCTGCTGCTGATAGCTTAATAAAATCAGCCATCACTAAACCAAGAATAATAGTTTCATCACATGCAGTTTTAACAGTAGCTTTTATTTCTGTAGCTGTTGGTACACCTATAATGGTAATTTCTACATCAGTTAATGGTTGTAATTCATCCACATAATCAGCTTGCATTAATGCACCTGTCTTATCAACTTGTTTACTATTTTTCAAGATGATGTAAATTGGTGTACGTGTTGCTGTACTTCCATCACTGATCATTAATTTTTCAACGTTTAATAAGCTAACATTGAAACCCATGAAATCACCATCTGCATTATCCATTCCAAAAAGTTGATTTTCTATATCGTAAAAAATTACTCTTTGGTTTCCACCGTTGTGCGTTCCCATTGCGCGATGTGTGCAAAGGTCCTGTTGTACTTGTACTCTCCATCTATACTTACCATCACGAACTTTTAAATCTGCTAAAGGTGTTTCTTCATACACTGCATCTTCCTTTGCATCTTCGAAGCCGACAAAAGAAGGCCACAAAAAAATTCGTTCATTAAGATCAGGGTTAAGCATTGCATCTTGCAAATATTGCTGTATTGCTGCATCGCCTTCTTCAATAGTAGCTGCTGGAATTTTAAATCCTAACGGCGTGGTAAACATCCGTGCGAACATTTGAGGTAATTTCGTGCACCGCACCACCCCCATGTTTTTTTTCGCTTCATCACAATTAGCCATATCTTTTTAACATTTAGGTCGTTTGTTTAATTTTAAATCCATCAATTCAATTGCATCAATCGGATCTTGAAAAATATTTCTAACGTTCCCTTCAGTATCAGCTATACCCCAATAAGGTCTATCAACAACTTTGCACGGTGGATATTTTTGGTGTCCTTCCCATGTGAAAATTCCTGACTTCTTACACTTGGTAAAAAAATTTTCTACCATAGGATAAAGAACAGGTACTAAAACCTTTTCATAGCGTTGACGTGCTTTATAATTTTCGTCCGTGAACGTGATGAAAGCAATATTTAGATTTACCTTTTGCATTCCTTCATCAAGTTCTTCCATCAAATCCAGGCGCAAAGCAACTAATGGGTATCTACGATATTTGTATTGTGTTCCTTCTTTTTCTGTCAACGTGTTAGCGATTTCTAAACGATGGCCGAATTCATAGTAGGGTTTTTCATCACCCGCTAACCTCATTAATTCAACTACCGTTTCTATGTCGTATACTATTGGCGTTCTCATAAATCCCAAATGTTAATATGCCCGGGACTAACGAAAGAATTTTGTAGGTACAAATCGAATGTTGAATAATTTGTATCATCATAGAAACCTGTATAATGATCTAAGTCAGTTTGTGCATAGATCAGATAACCGTATAAAGAATTATCACGCTGATTAAAATTTCCTGCACGTTTAGAAAAATCCCTGTAGGCATTTGTTATTCGAACAGCAGGGCCAAGTTTATTGGCATTTTCTGTAGTTCTATTTGCTATACCCGCTTTTGTGTAATCATCATTGGTATCTGATAGCCATGAAGCAAACACATTAGGAATTAACATTTTCTTTACTCCTGTCCATGAATGATTGTAAGCGTTGAATGAATAATCATGTACACCATTATAAAGCATTAGCCATCTATCATCTTCTACCATTGTCCAGCTTGGTCCTTCGATAGGCACGACATTTAAATTGTTATCGACTAAAGATTTCCAAACGTGGCTGTTATAAAATGCAAGATCATCTATAGCATACCCGGGTGTATTTGTTCCTATCCAATTAGGAGGTAAAGCATCTAAACCTGCTATGAAAGATTTGTAAAGGGAAACGCCCAAAAGTTTAACCATTGTTTCCTGAACTTTATCATCTATGTATTGATTGAACTGTTCATTTTCTTCAACTCCACCCGCAGGATTTTGCGCCAATGCGTTAGGAACATTGTATGGAATCTGGTTGAAATCTTGAGCGGTTATTAATTTCATTTTTCAAAAACCGATTTCTACATTATGGTAATGCAGGTGTTTCAAGTGCAGCAAGTGCAGCAGCTATATCAGTAACTTTTCTGAATGCTGTTGTGTCCACAACTCTTATCAATAATGCAAAACGTTCTTCTGCAAGAATTGTAAATGCATTCTTAATGAATTGATCATTAATCCATCCCATTTCCACGGTAACATTTTCCAAATCATAGATAGTACCATAGCGGAAATCACCAACTACTAAAGTGTTAGGTGTTACTTGTGAACTTTCTACAACTTTTAAAGAAGTTATATCACCATTGCTACTCACAAAAGGTGGTAAGATGTAACGACCTGATGAATCTTTGATCAGCTTCATCTTCAGTGTATCAATTGGATTTAGAACAACGGTGTCGGCTTTATATTTTCCACCACCGCTTGCATTAATTTCAGCAGCTACAGTTGCAACCAAGTCATAAACGTTTGCTGCTTCAACAGAATCATCATAAGCAGTTGTAACAAACAAAGGTGCACTAGTATACACACCTTTTATATTAGGAGTGATACCATCACCATCCCATAGAAGGTCCTCCTTCTTCAATGATAAATTGATTGTTAATAGACGTTCAATTTCTGATTGAATAAAATAAACATCATTGAAAGCTTCCTTTGTTACTGGAATTGAATCAGCAATTTTTTCAATCAATAATGTTCTTTCAATCCAGGTGATAGCTGATTCTGGTTTTGTTGCACCTTCTGCTACAGAAGCAGCACCACGTGTAATTGCACTTTGATCATAGTACCTGATAACTCCATTAGAAGAAGGACTAACAGGTGCATGCCTGAATAATGAATTCAATACACTTGCAGGATATGCTAATTGTCCAACATCAGGCAAACGCATTGCCATAGTTGTGTTACCTACAGAAGCACGTGTTACTAAAAGTTTATTTATTTCAAGTCTTACAGAACTATTTTTGCTTACAGCAGCTTTTATTTCTTCGTGCTTTGCTTTTAGTTGATCCTTTAGGGAAACCTCAGCATCTTCTTTTTTACCTAGTAAAATCTTTTGAACTTCAGCACCTTGTTTTACAACAGCTTCAGTAAGATTTTTTATTGCATCATCTTTTAGCCCTAAAGCTTCCAGTTTAGAACCTAATTCATCGGACTTCATAAGTCCAGCGGTGGCTGCTTCAACCTCCACTTTTACAGCATCTTTTATAGCCTTGCCATTTTCTTTGGCAACACCATCAAGAAGTGCTTTTAATTCTTTTTCATCCATTGGTTAGAATTTTTGAATAATGATTTAACATTTTATCTAAATCAATTGGAGTGATTTGCATCGGCTCTGGCGTATGAGTGATTTTCACCGGCTCAAATTTTGTTTGTTCTATTGATTGGGTAGGAGTAGCGAAGTTTGCCCCACGCACAACTGCACTACCTTCTATATTTTTTGCTTCTGTTACTGCCCAAAAATATCCTTCATCAATTGCTTCCTGTTGATTGGCAACAACATCAATATATTTATCCCATGTACTTTTTTCTGTTGGATAATCTTCATCGTTAATTGCCATATCTAATTTGATATATCGCATACCAACGGAATGCTGTTTAACTTTTCCTGTTCGATATTTTTCGAACATCAACGGGTTATCAGCTTTATCAAATATTGCATCGTATACAAGTGCTTGCGTTGACCCTTTATAATTAAAACCAAGTTCTTTCCAAGTCATTTGTATAGCTGAAACTTTTACGTCATCAGAGAGAATTCCTTCAAAAGTGAAATCGTGTTGATTCACTAAATAATTCGAATTATTTTCTTTGATTGATTTAGTCCATAGTCCATCGATATGCACATCATTATGTGAGTCTATTAATTTCGTAGTATTGATAATAGCCCTAACTTTTATTTGTGTTGCATCTTCTGGAATAAGAATTGATTTACATGCTACCTTATTTTTATCTTCGAAGATTGTTTGTGGGACATAGGTAACAGCATCAGCATATTTCAATGCACTTTTCTTCTGTGCAATAAGCATAGACTTGTTAGAGTGAAGCCATTTAAATAGCTCGGCTTTATCTTCAAATGCAGGTATCATTTTTTTATGATTGGATTTTCTTCCACAATCTTTTCTTTGTTCTCCTTTAGTCTTTCGATTTCAGCAGGATCAATCTTTTGCACTTTCTTTGGTGCTTTCTTTTCCTTTTTCTTTGCCATGATCTTTGGATTTTTCTTTTGATTCCTCTTTTTCCTTCATTTGATTTTTCAAAAAAAGATTTCTTTCTTTCGGTCCACCCAATTTTTGTTCTTCTGGTTCAGGGTGTTTCCCTTGTTCAATCAAATCAGCTTTCAACGCTAAGTTTCTTTCACGTTGTGTTAGCCTGGTTTTTAAAAGATTACCTATTGATGGTGATTCTTTCTTTTCCTTTTCCGTTTCCGTTGTGTTTTTTTTTGCCATACAATATTTCTTTAACTTCTTCTTCGATTACTTCAGCATCTTGTATTTCTTCTTCAATTGGAATTGCTTCATTTGGATCAGTTGGTGATTCACCATAGTACAAATCACCATCAGGAACGGTATCATAACCACGTGCAGTAAGCCATTGATTTTTTGTGATGATGCCGTTTTTATATTCAATGGCTAATGTTTGTGTGAGTGAATAGGCTGCATTGTTTTTATTTAATTCATCTTCTTGTAATGCAGGTACATCGTCAAAGCATGCTTGTATTTTGCATTGGTTTTCTTCTGCTTTGAAAAATTTGTTGTATTTATTTAAATCCTTCTTTGCATTTGGGATCACGTTGTTCACGTATACAGAACTTAGAGCATTTTCGCCGTTCGCGTATGTCACACCTGTTTCTTCGAATAGCACATAGGGGAAACCTAACTTTTGACAAACTGCTTTTGAGCCGGCAATGATTGTTTCTTTTGTACCCAATTGATTTACATCATAGGACATTGGATTCCATTTGGAAGGTGTTCTACTTATTACGTATTGGTATTGATCCCACGAAAGACCATAAGCATGCAGTGCTTCTTGTAATTCTTGTTTTTCTTCTGCTTGCATTGGTATGTAACCAACAGCATCTTTCACTGCTTCACTGGAAATAAAACCTAGTGGTCCTTTTTTTCTTAGCAGTACATTGTCAGCTTCCATTGCTGCACAAATGTTACTCACTGCCATATCTAACCCGACAAGTTTTGATTGTGGTAAAAGAAAATTTTCATTTTCATCTTGAATAAATCCATCTTCTAAAATGAAAACCTGTTTACCTGTTAGTAGAATTTTTTGTCCGTGAATTGTTATTGAATAGCTTTTTACTATTTCTTCTATGTCGGTAGCTTCATAAAGTTTGTTGGTAGGTTCTGCACGGAAAAGCCACGGTGGTAAATTCCAAATAGCCATGCAGTAGCTTGGATCAAAGTCCATCCCTACAGGCATAACAGGAAAGACGGGACAAAAGCCAAACAGTTTTTTATAGACTACCTGTTGACCTCTAAATTGTTCCCATGCTTGTAGTGGATTGGGTTGTGCTATTAATTTATTCATCCGTTGCGACCACGGATTACTTGCATAATCTTCTTTGCCTTTTCCCTTACTCCTTAGAATCTCAACCTCACCTGTTAAATCATATTCTGCCAAGCGATCACAAACAGAAGAAACAGGATAACAAAATTCGTATGCTTGTTTCTGCATTTCCCTTGTGCGTAGTCCTAACCATGCAGCTTGTGAACCACGCAAACGCATAATTCCACCTGATGAATTAATTGGTACAAACCCGGGTGTTATTAATCCGCTTCCAATGCTTGAACCTGTTCCCCATCCTGCTATGATGCCAAATAGATTTTGTCCCCACGTGTTCATTTATTTACCACGGTTAAAGCGTTCAACTTTTTCTAAAAGTTTTTTTTCTTGGTAGTCTTTGATTGTTTTTGCTGTAGCGATCACGCACCATTCGAGTAGTCGTGCAGTAAGAATTGCGGATAGGATGGGAAGGAATATATCCATTGATTTTTCCCTGTTTACTGTAAAATAAGGGAAAATGGGAAGTAATTCCTAATATGAGAATATAGTACTAAAATGGTGCTATGTCCCGGATGTAGTGAAATGATCGTGCGCATAGACACTTCGCGCACACTTATTTTGGACAAACGCTTAGCGTATTTCCAAAAAATAGGGGCTACGATTTTTCATTTAGCATTCATTTGCATGCTAACTCATGCTAACTGAGAATTTGAAAGGTGGTGTAAGGTGGTGTTGGTTGGTGTTTATTTTTAATCGTACCTTAAATCGTACCCGGTACTACTTGGAATTGAATGGAAAATTTGATATAGAATTTCTTGCGGTTTGTGCGGTTTCTGCATTTTCTGTTACGGGTTAATGATTAACCCGAATAGTATTTTTTAAAGTCGATTAGATAGCGCAGTCATTCTCACACCATCCCAAATGTGATTATTAGCATCAATGGGATCATCAGTAACAACCATCACACCGTTTACCTTTGCCTTTGCACGTGTATAACCTAGTTGTTCTTTTCTTAATTCAGGTGAATCAACCAAAAACAGATTGTATTTTTTGATTATAGAAATTCCATATTTGATGGACCCGGGAAAAGTTGATGTGGCATAAACTTGAAAGCCTAATCTTCTGGCTTCGCTTATGTAGCCACGTCCACCGCTATCACCTGAAGGATCAGCCCAAACAACATGGGATTTTGTAACGTGTTGTGAAAGCAAATTTATGTAGTCGGTAGCTGTTGGTGTAGGTTCATAAAATTTACATTCGATGAACATATTATTACCCTGTATACCAACTTTTATTAAAGTAGAAGGATCAATAGTATAGCCAAAATCAGAACCATAGTAAATCTTTTCTATGTCCTTTGGAAATTCTTTTACCCATGTTACACGTGGAAAAATCAATCCTTCAGGGGACATCCTTTCGCCTAATCCATAAACTTTCCATTTGTATTTGTCGGCTGTTCCTGTAGCTTCATTGATCTTACACCTTGCCAATTCACGCACATCAGCAACAGGAAATTTATCAGGGTTTAAATCAGTATTATAACGTAATGCCTTTTGAATAGCCGTATACTTTATTTTTTCATCATAATCTTGTGATCCGAAAAAAATTGCGATCACACAAAGTTCTATAGGCTGATAACTTTCTATTTGTGTGCGTTCAGCAGGAGTGATTTGGTAATTGTCTTTGTAAGTAGTTTTTAAAAAGCCTACATCTTTTCTTCCAATAGTTTGTGTGTAAATGTCGTGTTCTGCTGCTGTTGGGTTGTAGTCCATCCACCAAAATTTCCTGCACCGCTGTAGTGCCTGGCTACGCACATCTTTAGAAATTGCTAATGCTTCATTGATGTATAGGTAATCACAACCAACACCCAATTGTGCACTTTCACTATCAGCACCTAAAAGGGTAATTTTATTTCCATACAGCATAAAAGATTTAACTTCTTTCTTTCCTGTAAATGGTGATAGTAATTTGAATTGTGGAAACCTCCAATCAATATCATTGTATATTGTTGTTTTGAAGGATGTATAGGTTTCCTTCATTATGTTGATAACAGAGCCGGTTTCAACTTCTGAACAGATATGAATTATAAAATCTATAGATGATATTGTTTTGAATGCACGTGAAGAACCTTCCAACACAACGCCGGATTTTATATCTTCAGCTAAACATAAATCTTTGAATTGTTCGTAGCTGATTAGCTTCGATTCATAAAGCGCAAGAAGTTCAGACCTTCTTTGATGTTTTAATTCAGTGCGAAGAAAATTGAGATTAGGATTTACAACCTTATACCTTTTCTTCTTCAGTTTCATCACCTTCTTCTTCTGGTTGATTCCACGGGAATAAAGCTGCTGTTGCTTTTCTTGAATCATTCAAATTAATATCAGAAGATTCCTTTAGCCCTAAGTCCCTTGCAATTAAATTGGCATTCAAAAAACCTGCTGCTGCCCCGGTGAACTTCTGATTATAAACGACTTCTTCAATCATCTTAATGACCGAACTAAAACCTTCTGAATTCTTTCTTTCCTGATTTTTAAAGTTTCTGAAATATTCGGTATTGCAGTCAAGATAAAGGCATAAGCCATGCATTGTGAATGCGCGCATTTTTGGGATTTCCACGCGGTCGGCATCCTTGCCTTTGTAGTCTATTTCTAATAATGGATTTTCTTCACACCATTCAAAATATTCACATGCAGCTTCCCATAGTAGTGCAGGTGATTCAAATAATTTATCCCTGCCGTGCTTGCTTCTTATTGTCCAAAAATGATTGCCATGTGGTGCAGCCATAAAAAACGAAAGCCGAATTTTTCCCGGCTTTCATTAAATTGGCCTTGCAGCCAATGTGATACTTTCCTTCGCGTGTATTTGCGTGATCATAACACAAAAATATAAAAAATTATTCCATTGCAACCTTATACAATAATTTACCAAAGTGTCCAAATGTAGTCTGCAATTGTTACTGCTACTTTGATAGTAAGAACGATCACGGCGAACAAAATTAAACAACCGATTAACCCGACTATTCCACGTGAAATTATTTTAAGTGTTTTCATTTATTGATTCACAATCATAAATAATCAAACAAGAATATACTATTGTTTCGGGTGGAACAAAACAGGTCGAATAGTTGGTTGAAATAATTTTATATCCATCTTCCCAATCATCAAACATTTCATTTAGAAAATTATCAATTTTTTCTTCTAATCCATCAGGAGTTACGCTTGTAAAAAGACTACTGAAGATTGAATTACTTTTTATTTTTGACATAGAAATAAATTTAAAAAAAAATGCATTTGCTTTGAAATGCTAAGTCAGTCTTTAGCATTCTTTATAGTGGAAAAGTATTTAAGGCAACAAACAAAAGGGTAAATCTTAAGCCACTATTTTAAAGTTATCCAGAATGCCCACGCTGTTCCCGACACGGAAAAGTTTCACTACTTAGCAAAGTTACCCTTATGAAATATAGGTTTAGGTTTAAGCCGGTTATCCAATTTAAAGAAATTTCTGTAGTCGTGTTCAACCTTATTTTTAAGGTATGAGTTTCTAACTTTTGCACATTAGCACTATGTTAGTATATTGTCGTCACAAATCAAACCTTTTACAAAAAACCTCTTAACGTTATGGCAACAGCAATTAAAATGTACTGTAAGAAAATTACGCCCGCGGAAGCGCAAGATTATCTATCTAATCTAAATCATGAACACAACCGAAAATTGACGCTTTCCAATGTGAATTTCCTTTTAGGTGAAATGCAGGCAGGTAATTGGGTGGTTACAGGCGACCCAATCCAATTTAATAAGGATGGTGAATTGATCAACGGGCAACATAGATTAACGGCAATTGTCAAATATGGAAAACCCGTTAAAATGTTTATCGCTAAAAATGTACCCAATGAAGCATTCAAGGTTTTGGACACCGGAAGAAATAGGACGGGAGGTGATGTACTAAAAATTGCAGGACATAAAGCTGCCTACACTATGGCAAGTGCTTGTCGTACAATTTTGTTATATCGCTCTGGACGTTTTGATTTACGTGCAGGGAGAAATAAAGGAATTTCTAACAGCCAAATTCTTGCATTTGCCGATGACAATAAAAAACATTTGGAAATGATAATACATGATGCTTACGTGGTTTATGGCAAATTTGGTTTTGCATCATCCCCTTCAATGCTTGGTGCTCTAATGTATTTTTTTAATAGGAAGGATTCACAAAAAAACTTAGATTTTTTCAATAAGTATTCGACCGGAGTAGACCTATCAGTACAAAGTCCAATACGCTTACTTCGTGAGGAATTAATTAAGAATAAAGCAGGACGAAGATTTATTTACAACGAAAGAGACGTTTTAGCCTTACACATACTAGCGTGGAACGCTTTCAAAGAAAATAAAAAAATTACAAAGCTCGTCCTTGAAAAAAATTATGAATTTCCAAAGATAAAGTGAATACCCTGAATTACATTTTAGAAGATAAGAAAGCTATACCTGAACCTGATTTTCTTAAATGGGCAGAATGGTTTGAGGTAATAGAAAATAGAATAGTAGCTACTGATTTTTTACCTCTAGGTGTAATGATTTCAACCGTTTTCCTTGGCATTGATCATTCATTTCTTTCTGATAGTGATCCAATACTTTTTGAAACAATGATTTTCGGTGGTGAATTTGATGGATATCAAGAAAGATATTCAACCTGGGAACAAGCTGAAGAAGGTCATAAAAAGTTGATTGAATTAATATTTACAATAAAACAAAATTGACAAAAAAATAAAGGGGTGTGCGTTCCACCCCATGCCCTCCTAAATATTTGTGGCTGTTCGATTCCCTGCCACCATTAGAAGATTTTCGTGACTTCGTAGTAAACCCGGAAGTCACTGAATGGAAGAACGTCTAACGCGAGTGCAATGTATAAAAATAAATTTAGATAATATGAATGCATTAGAAATTCATCACATAGAAACAAATTTCACAATTCAAGAATTTTTTGAATATCAGGAAGAGCGGTTACACGAAATCTTTGCCAAAGAACAAAATGGTTTAAGACCTTATTGTAATTTATTATTACAAGATGGATCATCAATTTTTACATTTATGGATTTTGAAGATGAAGCAGGAAAACTCTTAAGTATACACCGGATTAAATTATTATCATTTGTTTCAAGTGCAATTGCTTATGCAGGAGTTTACGAAGCATTTATGAAAACCGTGGCAATTTCAAATAAAGATTATAACGTCAATTCAACATTAGGAAAAAATTTTAATTATGAGGTTTCAATGATGAGTGATAGGGAAGATGTTTTAGTAATGATTACAGAACACAAAGAAAATGAAGGAGTGATTTCTAATTTTATAAACTGGAAAATTGAAAAAAATTCAACAGGTCGTGTTCTTACCAACCGTAGTAATTTAGGTCGACCTGATAGAATTATCGGTAGGGTTTCAGGAATTATAATTCCATAGCAAATGGAAGATAACCTTTACATCTATGTTGTATACGATCATCCAAAAGATTTTCCTGATGGGTTTGTTATCCGTGAATGGGATGGTGTAATTCCTAAAAAAATTGTTTTTACAAGTAACGACATTGATGTGATCCGTGGCTTTTTAAAAATGCGTGGTCTAGTCAACATTGGCAGATTAAATCAAGATGATCCTAAAATTTTGGAAGTATGGATGTAATCGAAAATATGACACGGAACGAAAAACCTAAAATAAAATGAATCTGGACACCATTAGTAAAATGTCAACAAAGGAATTCATGGCGTATGTAAGTACGCTAAGTGAAAAGATGAAGCCATTTAGAGAAGGCAAGAAACAATTTTATCATTGCAAATTTTTAATTAAACTCATAAACAATGAAGAACATAAAAGAACTTCGCGACGAATTGTCAACCCTTTACAAGTCGGTAAAGGCGAACAAAACGAAATTAGAAACGGCAAAAATATTAGTTGGAACCGCTAATGCCATGCTTAACGCTGTTCAAATCGAATTGAATCAAAACAAGTTCATTGGTAACAAAAAACCGATTGAATTTCTTAAAGGTGATAAGTGAAAATTAAAGCGATGAAGCTATGAAGAAATTAAAACCGTAATTCCTTTTAGGGTCCAGAATCGGTTATGGTCGCGTTAATCATTAACGCGACCTTTTTATTTTGTATGGTGAACATTTGGTGAACATGCAAAAATTAAAAAGCCGTTCTATTTCTAAAACGGCTTCGTAACTAATTGGTTTTCAACTTAGTACCTTAGATCGGAATCGAACCGATACATCCTAGGATACACGATTTTGAGTCGTGCATTTGTAGTTACAATGAAAGTGCATTTTTATTTTAAAATATGGTATATCGTTGATTATCAGAGGTGATAACGCTGCTTTTATTGTGCTTATGTTGTAGTAACAAAATCGGAAAAAATGCTACATTTGGGTGAACAATTGGTGAACATGGTGAACATGGTGAACAATTGGTGAACAATTTAAACTACTAATGCACATGGAAAAAGCTACTTGCTACATTCAAATTGAGTCTAGGCGTATGACTACAACCGGCGAAAACAAAGGGAAGTATCACGTCAAACTTTGGGTAAATTTTAAGGTCTTTAATAATGGTGTGATGGAACGGAAAAGATGTTCCTATAAAACAAATGTATACTGCACACTGGAAGATTTTGATCTATACCAAGATAGAAAAGCAAAGCGTATAACTGTATTGATTCAAGATTTGCGTGATAGGTTAGATGACATTGAAAAACGTGCACGCACTATTATCGAAGAAATGGACGTTACCACGCAAGAACAATTTGAGGTCTATTTCTTATCAGACTATAATGTAGAATGTGTTGCTATCCATATTAAAGAAAAAATCCAAGAGTTAGACGAAAAAAAGAAAATTAGTAGTAAAGAAAAATACGGTACTACTCTTTATTCATTAACTGAATTTTTTGGTAATGATAAATTCACCTTCAACATGCTAACTCCTGATACACTACAGAAATATGAAGATTGGTATATTGAACAAGATTATGGTGAAAATAAAAGATCACTTACAACAGTAGGAATTCACATGCGTAATCTTAGACACATTTTTAACAGGGCAATTAAAAAAGGAATTATACCAGTAAGAATTTATCCATTTCAAACTAATGATGTAGCGTATGTTGGTATTGCTGATGATCTATATTTAATTCCAGAAGGTGATGGTGATGGACACGGATTTTTAGAAACTGAAGAAAAAGATTTATTTCTTTCGTGGTCAACTAAAAATGAAAAACACATGAGGTTGTATGAGTATGCAAAATATATTTATTACTCACATGGTATTAACGTTTCCGATTTTGCACGACTAAAAAGAAATAATGTCTTTGATGATCACGTTAGTATCTTCCGACAAAAAAGTAAAGGCAGAAAGAAGAAAGATAAAAAAATGACCATCCCAATGCACCCTGTTATGCAGCAGGTTATTAAGAAGCATAGTAAACGTTCATTAATTCCTAATGATTATGTATTTCCAATTCTTGATTTAAACATGGATGAAAAAACAATGTTCTATAAAATCCGTGATTTGGTAGATGATATAAATGATGTACTAAGAATTGTATCAAAGGAATTAAAATTATCTATACGTGTAACGACTTATGTTTTACGACATTCATTTTCATATCAGTATATTGAATTAGGTGCATCAACTGAAGAACTTCAGGATGCACTTGCACACGGATCAGCAGCTACAACGGAAGTATACAAACATGGATTTTCTTTGAAGAGAAAAAAGAAATTCAGTCAGGGATTATAATTTTATAAACACTATGAAGAAGAAAAGAAAAACTAAAATGAGTAACACGGTAACACCTTCTTATGTGCAGCTTTTTATGCAGCAACTGCCAGAAGATTTTGAACTTCAAAAACCTATTGTGTGCGGGTGTTCATCAATATCAGCAACAGAAAGATATTTACGTGGTTTTGCCTTAAAAGAAAAAAGAAATTAAGCGAAGGGTTATAGTAATTCTTTAACAATCACTATCATATTAAAAGGCAATCATAAGGTTGCCTTATTTTTTCACAAAAAAAACTTGTGTTAACAATTACTTAAGTAATATTAATTTACTATAATTGTTTCCCCCTACAGCATTACAACCGTTTATAGTGGTGTGTCCGAAACCTTATTTTTCACTCCACCCCCCACAAACAAAAATGTGTATGAATGAAAGCGTGAAATCCGAACGTTTGATTAAATCATTTTGTGAAGCAGGGATTGATCCAAAAATATTTACGGATCAGTTAAAGAATGCAATGCTTAAATCTATCACCCCTATAGATAAATCTGAAAAATTTAACACTAGCATGTTTAAGATTTACGCCGAACGACTTATTGTATTATTAGGTTTTTCGTGATCTTAATTTTTTATTTTCGTCCTCTAGTTCTGCAATTCTTTTCATTAAATATTCTGATTGTGCAACCAATGATTTTATCACCGGATGATCCATTATATCCGCTTTTGGCTGTTCGGTAGGGGCTGAAACGCTTAATAGGTCTGTAGTTACATTTAAGGCTTTATTTATTACTTTTTCCTGTTTTTCGCTGATTTTTATCGGTTCTTTCCTTTCCCAAATTGTTACCGTTGTTCTCGCTACTCCTAATGTTTTGGCCAAATCTTCCTGTGATAATCCTGCCTTTTCACGGTAAATGGCAAGCAATTTTCCTGATATAGAAATATTTTTCATAGTGTGTTTGCAATGTTACTACATTGTGCTAACTTAGCACAATATTAATCGGATTTATGACCGATTACAATTAATTGTAGTACAAACATAGCAAAATAAAATTATGTCCACCAAAACAACTGCTAAACGGATGGTACCTGAAGGGATAGACATTTCAGCTTTGGACTATTTACAAAAAGGTGATGTAACAAGGGTTGCAGCACTAACAAAAAACGATAGGAATTATGTAGCCGTGTAAAAAAACTTCGTGCTTATAATGTCAAAATCCTTGCAGCCTTAATAAAGAAGGGATTGGATAATAAAAGAGTATTGGAACAAGGTTACAGCAAATAAAAAATTTATGAATCACTACGGAACACTTATCAATTTTAATTACTCACCATCATTTGATGAAGTTAGAGAATTAGCTAATCAATATTTCATTCTTAGAAATGTTGCATCACCCGGGTTTTATTCTATCGTGTTGGAACTTACTCCAAACGGCAAAGTAAATACCCATTTACCTCACTTAAAATAAATTAACCCCTACAATAAATGAACATGCAAACTTCAATTATTACACAAACACTATCTGATTCTATAGTGTATGAAAATCAGAATCGGCTTCTCATTAAAGCACAAGCAATTTTTGAATTGTCTAAACGTGCTTATAAAAAATTTTCACGCCAACAGGCTATTGCTGAAAAAGAAATGGCTGTTTTAATGTCTGGTAAATGGCGTGAATATCCTTTTGTAAATCATCAGAGCATTGCAAAGGCACAACACAAAGCAGATATTTCTTTACGTGCTGCAAGAAGGTTGTTTACTCTTTACAAAAAAATCCTTCATAAAATGTTTTTAACAAGTAATCTTCATATCGAAGATATAACCATAAACTAAATATTATGAGTAGTCCCCAATCACAACTATCAGTGAAAAATTTATTTGCCCGTGATGAAGTAAGGCAAAAATTTCAGAGCATGTTAGGTAAACGTGCAACCGGATTTATCACATCAGTTTTACAAATCGTTTCATCAAATGAACTACTTGCTGAAGCTGACCCTTACAGCGTTTATCATTCTGCCGCTGTAGCTGCTACCTTAGATTTACCTCTTAACAATAGTTTAGGCTTCGCTTATATTGTTCCTTACAATTTGTCGGTCAAAGATGAAAACGGAAAATACCTGAAGGATAAAAAATGTGTTGCACAGTTTCAAATGGGATACAAAGGTTTTATCCAATTGGCACAACGCACCGGAATGTATCAAACGTTAGCAGCAGCACCAATTTTTGAAGGTCAAATAGTAGAAGAAAATCCTTTGACGGGTTTTGTTTTCGATTTCAAAGCAAAAAAATCTGATAAGGTTATTGGTTATGCTTCCTATTTCAAACTGTTAAACGGATTTGAAAAAACGTTTTATCTGACTGTTGAAGAACTTGTAAAGCATGGTAAGGAGTATAGCAAAACTTTTCAACGTGGTAAAGGTCTATGGGTTGATAAATTTGATTCAATGGCTTTAAAGACTGTTATAAAATTACTCCTTTCTAAATGGGCACCATTGTCTGTTGATATTCAGAAAGCAATTGTATTAGATCAGGCTATTATTAATAATGATGATGGTACAGATTTCACCTATGCAGACAATGAACCATCAGAAATTGAAGGTGATCCAGAACATGAAAGAATGTTGTTAATGATTGATCAAGCAAAGACCGTTGATGAATTGGATCAATTAGGTGAACACATCGACAAAAAACAGATTGAAATTTTTGATGCTAAACGTGCACAACTTAAAGAAAGTGATAAACTTAAACCCCTAACAAAATGAAACACTTTGATAACTACAAATTTCACCCGTCTAGTTTAGGTCTTATAATGACTGATTCGAAAGTGAAGGACCAACTAGGGGAAACGTGCAAAAAACATTTAATCGAATGTTACATAGCTGAACGCTATCAACGCACGAAAGATTTTTATAACAAGTACATGGAAAAGGGAACACTTCAGGAAGAAGAAAGCATAACCCTTTATTCACTTGTCACAAAAAAATTCCATAGGAAGAACACGGAAACAATTGAAAATGATTTCTTCATTGGTACACCGGATTTATTTGATGGTCCTGAAATTCGTAAAGCAAAAAAAGTATTAGACATTAAAACTAGTTGGGATGTGTTCACCTTCTTCAATGTATTTGCTGATCCGTTGAATAAGAAGTATGAATGGCAGCTACAGGCATACATGGATTTAACGGGTGCAACTAGTGCTAACCTAGTGTATTGCTTGGTTGATACTCCTGTACATTTGATCAATGATGCTAAAAGGAAATTGCAATGGGCTATGAATGTCATTGACCCTGAAGCAAATCCTGAATTCTTAAAGCAGTGTGCACAAATTGAAAAGAATATGACTTTCAAAGACATTCCAATGGAAGAAAGATATTTTGAATTTAATTTCAGTCGCAACGATGAAATGATTGAACGTGCACATACACGTGTGAAAGAATGCAGGGAGTTTTTAAATGAGTTTAGTTTTAAGGAAAATAAAAAAGCAGCTTGAGCCGATATGCTTTTCCAAAATATGCCCCTATCACTTTAACGCCGGAATTACAAAGTAAGGCATTAGAGCGGTTATATCGTAAATCAATTTTAAAACGATTAATGGCATGGGTAAAATTAAAAACACACCTTCAAAGGAAACAATGATTTTGTTATTGTTTCCTTTTGCAGTTTTATGCTGTATCATCATTATAAATATTATCCTGCTACTTGTAAAGTATAAGCAGGTAATTATTGGTTTGATTAAATGATATTAAGCTGAAGGGAACGGTTAGTTCAACCTTTGATTGTGGTCAATTAATCCACCTTCAGCTTAACCCAACAATGCCCCCATAGAAATTTAAAAATCTAATTTAAATTTTTGTATGGACAATAATAAATCTTCCAATGGCATTGGTTCACGTGGTGTAATCTTCACCGTTTTACTTACTCTGAAATTAACACATACTATTGATTGGTCGTGGTGGTGGATCACTGCACCATTATGGATTGGTGCTATCTATTATTTTATTATATCAATGATCTATCTAAAGCTGGAAGCTAAGAAGCACAAGGCAGAAGAAGAAAAAAACATTTTGAAGAAGGTTAAAGAAATTAAATTCCTGTTAAGGCTTCAGGAGTTAATGAAGGAAAATGAAAGCATAAGTAAACTAAATTGAAATTATGGGATCACTGATTCATGAACGAATAAAGGAAGCTAACAGAAGATTGAAAATGCCTGTTGGACCTTGGAAAGAAATTGATTTATCACTTCGCTTTAAACCGAAATGGATGACTAGAGCATTTTCCAATAATCGTTATGTCGTAATGATAGATGATAATTCACCAACTACAGCCGGTAATGCTATTCGTGCAATGATTCAAAAAAATAATGATACTCCTATACTTAATCATTGGAGTGAAATTCAAAAAATAAAAAATGAATTGTTCGGCAAAGAAGTAACAGCCATTGAATATTATCCAAAAGAAAGTGAATTAATTAATGATCATAATATTTATTGGTTGTGGATTTTTCCTGATGGTGTTATTCCAACTATGGTTAACAATGAATCTGATAGTAGAACAGAATCAAGCGAAGATTGAAATGGTAATTCTTAATGAAGAAGAAACCAAAGCAGCACTTTTTGAAGGGAAGAAAAAAAAATATTTCCACGTGAAGCATGAAGCTTATTGGATTGAACAAGAAAAAATAAAACCTAAACATTAAACCTATGCCATTATTAACGATAATATTAACACTAGTTGTTGTTGGTGTTGCACTATACCTAATTAACAAGTATGTACCAATGCAACCTAGTATAAAAAACTTACTGAACATTGCTGTTATTATTTTATTAGCTCTGTGGCTATTGAAAGTTTTAGGATTTTGGGACTACATGAAAAATGTTGTTTTGTGATTTCTGTTTTGTTCACCCGGGTAGATAGCATTTATAAAACACTTGGTTGTGATTGTTGGGATATTGAAAGGGATGCAAGAAATTATAATGGTGATGGTCCTGTAATCTGCCATCCACCTTGTAGATCGTGGTCTAATATGTCTCACCTATCTAAACCACTTGCAGGAGAAAATGATTTAGCAATTTGGTCTATCAACTTGATAAGAAAAAATGGTGGTGTGTTAGAGCATCCAAAAAATTCTAGGTTGTGGAAAGTAATGTTTTTACCTAAACCAGGCACAACAGATTGTTATGGTGGTTTTAGTCTTTGCGTTAATCAATCGTGGTTTGGACACTTAGCAGAAAAGAAAAGTTTGCTTTATGTCTGTGGAATAAATAAAAATGAAGTACCACCCATACCAATTCGATTTGATGCAATTGAATATACTGTTAGTTCAAGAATAAAAAAGAAATCAGGAAGAAGAACTAAAAGGGAGTTATCAAAAAAACAACGCGAACAAACACCAATTGATTTTGCTAAATGGCTTATAGAATTAGCTGAAAAATGTGAAAAATAAAATGTTACCGCTTAGACCATTAAAGCATGTGATTCAAAAAGGTTCACTACTTCATACGGGTGATTTAGAAAAGGTTGTGGAAAGATTGGACAGACGTATTGAACGGATCAAGAAAAAATTAGCAGAACCTTCAGCCAACACGACTATACTACTGGACGAACTTCATAAAGCAAATATTTACAGGGATGAATTTAATTATTTAAAAAACCAATTGTAAAAAAAGATGGGAAGGCGACAAAAAAATAATGTTGACTATTTTCCTTTCATCTGCAAAGAAGGAGAAACTACTAAGTATGTAGAAAATACTTATGGCAATGATGGGTTTGCAACATGGGTAAAAATATTAAGAGCATTAGCAATAACGGATTTTCATTTTTTGGATTTATCGAATAGAAAAAAGTTAATGACATTATGTTCCACCTGCAAAGTAAGCGAAGACTTTTTAATGAAGTTCTTAAGTGATTTAGCAGAATTCAAAGAAATAGATTCTGAATTATGGGTAAAAAAAATTGTTTGGAGTGATCAATTTATAGAATCAATTGAAGATGCCTATGCTAAACGGACTAACGATATTATAAAAAGGGAGGAGTTAATTCACATGCTTAAGGGTTTCCGTACCCGGAAAAGCCGTAAACGTAGGAGTAAAGGACCCGGAAACACACAAAGTATATTAGATAATACTATAGTAAAGAATAATAAAGTAAAGGATATAAAAGAAGAAGAAACAAAAGAAGAAGAAACTAAATTAATTACGGCTGATGTTTGGCCTTCCTTTTTAGATTTTTGGAATAAATATGATAAGGATGTTGGTAAAACAAAAGCCGAAAAAATTTGGCAAACAATTCAGCAGGACGCGCGCGAAAAAATTATGCAACATTTGGATCATTACGCATTGAAGGATAAACAATATCGCAAGGACCCTGAACGATATTTGAAAAATGAAACATGGAATGATGAAGTAATAATAACACCACCGCACAATGTTACCGATAAAAGACAACAGCAAAACAACGATCTTAAATCCAATTTTGCAAAAAAAATTGTGTCAGGCAATAATAGCAAATGATTTTCATACTGCTTCCAATCTTCTGCCAACAAAAATAGAATTGGTATTTGATCAACCAAAAATTTGTGAAATGGTAACTGCTATTGGTGAAAACTCAGTGAAGCTGATGGTACAATTTGAATTAATAAAACTTAACGATTTAATGTCTGTGAGTGGAAACCTTAACCAGGCACAAATAGATTTCATTTCTGATCAATTGGTTAATATGTATCCGGGTGAATCGATTGCAGATTTTAAAATTTGTTTTAGTCGTGGTGCAATGGGAAGGTATGGTGATATACAAAGACTTGATGGTATCACCATTGGCAATTGGTTTACAATATATTTGGAACAAAAATATCAACTTCTGGAAAGTAGGTTGATGGAAGAAAAAGAAAATTTTTATAAACCTGTTTATCCTGAAGTTTCAAATGTTGATTGGCATAAGAAATGGAAAGATGAAATTGATAGTATAAAAAGTAATCCGGTTATAAAAATGACTAGTGATGAAATAGAAAAAGAAGGACAAGTAAGACCTGCAAAAAAAGTTTATGTTTCTCCTGAACAAAATTATATTAATCAGGCTGATCAGCAATTAAAACATTTTCAAGAATTAACAGTAAGGGAACGCCATCCTGAATGGAACGAAGAACAAATACAAGAACGATTGAAAGAATTAGATTCACACGTGAAATATTCAACGGATGTAAATAAGATTATTGGCATTGATAAAAAGAATTTAAGCTACTAAGTATGAAACCAACACAAGAAAAGCAGAATGAAATTGAATTGAGAAAAAACCCTGTTAATCTTTTCTCTTGCCATCACGAAAACTGTAAAAATGTTAGAAGCCTTTCATTCGATGAATTCAAAAAACATTTATTTGAAGTTCATGCACTTCCTGAAGATCATTTAAAAGGCAATAGGGAAATGTTAATGCACATAGATGGATCATATTGGTTTGCTTCTCATTTCCAATGGACATTAGATAGCGGTTTAGTATTTTCACAATACATAAGAATGGCAAGGGATAAAAAAAATAAAATGTATCATTGATTATGAAGAAGCCTAAAAATTTTACTGATGAAATGGTTGAAATTTATAATTTGTTCGTTTCATTATCCAGAAAAAACGGTGTTGTATTTCAATATGTGAATGTACGGATTGGTGAAAATTATGATGGCATAGTTGGACTTCATTTGGAAATTGAAACTGATTTAGGATTTACGAAGGAAGAAATGAAAAGAATCTATGGTGCCTGGACTGACAAATATCCGTGGTGTGGTGTTACGTATAACGTTCGTGAAGTAAGTGCTTTAGAAAAAGCATGTATAAGTGAAGGAGTAAAAATACTAAAATTATCAGAAGGGTTACAACTTGATTACATAAAATGAAGTACATTAATTTATTAGGTGAAGAAATAGATTCAGAAGAAGTGCACAAAAAACTTCGTGCTATTAATCCAATGGTTAAGGCTTATGGAAATGGACCTACTGAATTTAGATGTAAGCACTGTAAATTTTTCTTCAGGAAAAGATTTTCTAAACATTATTTTAAATGTGAATACCGTGGCAACACTAACGGACCTAAAACGGATCACAAAGCAAATTGGCCTACGTGCGGAAAATTTCAAATTGATGTATTGAATGGATGAAAAACTTAGAGCTATTTTATTGAAGTTGGATGAATCATTAATGAATGCCATCCTTCACAATCCAACATATCAGAATGCAATTATCTGTTTAACATTTGATGAAGCAAAATTAATACTGGATTATTTAAATCTTAATCCCAACATTGGTATAAAATCAGAAGCATGAAAGAATATAATTTAATTCCATTCCATGAAATAGAACCTGAAGCACGAAAGATTGCCGTTGAATGGGTTAATAATTACGAAGGAGGTATTGATATTAGGCAAAAGCACAAACTAGCTTCAGACATAATGAATTATGCAGCAAGCAGGATGAAAAAGAAAGATGTTGAAATTGAAAAATTAAGATCACTTCTTTTGAAAGCTAATGAAAGTATTAGAAATTTAGAATTTTTGGTAAAAGATATAACTAAAGGTAAAGGTGAATTTCCTTTTTAAATCAATGGAAAATATTTTTTTTAAAATGGGATTATTACTTATGCATGGTTTGTATTGGGATACATACGTGATCGAACAAAATCGACATTACAGTAAACACGAATTAATATCTTACTACTCCGAAAGTGTTTTGCGTTTTGATGCAAGGTTTAAACGTTCGTGTCTTTATAATATCGCTTGCACCGATGGCGAAGGTGATCTAAATAAACTTTATGGCTTTGTTGATTGTGGTAGTCTGATACATGATAATTCTGCAAGGTTTGCATGGCGGCATGATGGCAAAGGAAATATTGAAATCTTTGCCTATGCCTATAGTGATAGTGTAAGAATATATTTTAAAATGGGTGAGACTGTTCCAAACAGAAAAGATAATTATGAGATTCATGCCGATGAAGGTTATTATTATTTTAAGTTTAATAATACAGATTCCACGATAAGCAGAACACGAACATGTGGACAAATCACAGAACGTTCCCGCTGCTATCCTTATTTTGGTGGTAGTACACCCGCACCAAACAAAATGAAAATCCAAATACACGAAAAAAGATAGAATTCTAACTATCATAAAACCCTGTTTTTAGCCTGATTTCCAAGGCATAAAATAAATATGGTTATTTTGTAACAACTTAATCAAAATAGACCTATATTTACATATCAATTAATAATTAAGGATATGAAAAAGGCAACAGAACTAAGAACAGCAACAATTGAAGATTTTAAAACAGGTATCATTTTAATAGATGCTGAAGGAAACAAACACATCATTGCAGATAAATATGATGATGGTATTTGGAACACGCGATCATCTAATGTTGTGTTCGAAGTAGAAGCAAAATTTTATAAGGTATCTAAATAAATCAATTAACAATTAAACACTACAGCAAATGAAAAATTACATCTTTGGTCACACTTCAAAAGAAACAGCTTTAGAAGTAAAGAATTACCCTTATGGCAGGTTAAGAACATCTATGTTCTACTACATAGAAACTACTCCAAAAAAGGGTGATCGTTTGGTGCAATGGACAATTAACCCTAAAAATGGTCGTGTAAATGCTGAAAAGAAAAGCACCTACATTACTTTAGGAGTTATGTATATTAACACGGATAATAATCACATTGAATGGTCAGGTGTTGGTATGTACACTGAACGTGCAAAGGTAGAAGCTTTCATAGAAGAAATTGGAGGTATTGACAAATTAACAGATACACAACGTGCGAACATTGCGGAAATATTGAACATTGGAAAATCAATTGCACGTCCAGTAATTAAAGGAGTAGATTATAAAGTTTCCTTTGAAAAAGCACCGGCATACAATGTAGAAGGTGAAAATGTTAATGATGGTGGATACAGTGAAGCCAAAATTACCTTTGATAGACCTGATGGTGTAAGTGTTAAGGAAATTTTTGAAGCCTTAAAAGGTATGAATCAAGATAAATTACAGAAGGTTTTCAACGGGTGGCAGTCTAAACATTATGGTGTTGTTAAGGGTTTTGTGCGTGTGTGCGTGCGTGGTGGAATGCAACTTACCACCGTTAGAGAAGAAGCCTTTAAAGAATTTTTATCAAGCGATTATGTAACTACTAAACAAGATGAAAAATAAGAAAAAAAAGCACGGTGGTGCACGTGAAGGATCAGGTAGAAAAGTCGGCTTCAGGATGAATGAAGCCGACAAAAAAGAACCTACCAAAATAATGCGTATACCGATTTCCTTAGTTGCGAAGGTCGAAAAAATGATAGAAAAGATTAAAAATAAATATGGTTAAAGTGTAACAAGTTATTCAAGATTAATGTATATTTGTATACCAATTAGATAAAACGGTTATGATACGCACAACAATCACTATTAAAGAATTCGAAAAATTGACTTGGATGGCTTTTGAAGATATTGCTTCTGATATGAAGGATATAACGGTAACACTTGTAAATTCTGAAACAGTGGTTATTCACGTTTTAGGATATGAGTTAAAAACAATGTCTGTATCAGATTACAATAGCATTTTAAACGGTTAAACTTTACGACTATGGAAGCCTTATTATTAAAATACCAAGATCAAATTGAAGAAATTGCAGTATTTGCAAGGGTTAATGGTTTTAATCCTAACACGCAATTTAATGAACTTATGAAAGCATGGGTAAAAATGACTTATGAACGTTCTATTTGTATAGAAAAAAATAAGGCTGATGTAATGCAACTAATAAAACAATCTTTATAAATGATGGACCAAGTAACACAAGTGTTAAAAATGGCTGCACAAATGATTGCACCATACAAGGCAACAGAAGAAAAACGGGTGGTGATCGCTGCACTTGTAGAACTTTTTTTAGATCACGGTTTTGATCTTAATCAGGCCACCATTCTTTCAATAAAAGCTTATGGATTTTAATATGGAAAAGCAAAAAGTTACTCACCTGCATTTCAATAATCACATATCTTCGAAGCAGGATTTTAATAAGTTTGCACGGCAATTAGCTGATGCAATTATTTTCAACGGTAATAAAATTGTTACCGTGTCGGTAGATGATGGTGATGGTGATGTTTGGAAGTATGAAATTACTATTGATTCAAATCGTGTTGCAGAAGTGAAACAAATCAATGAAAACTAAACGACTATGATAACGAACACAACAATCAGAGAAATTAACAAGCGCAATGAAATGATAGTTTTTACTATGGAAACATGGGAAAAATGTTATCAATTTTATTCAAAAGAACCTTTAGATGATAATATTTTAGAACCATTAGTGGCTATTAAAAAAGCCTGTATGGAATTGGAAACATATTTAATGAAAACTAAACCCGTAATATGAAAACACACTTTGGAAGATTTGAAAATTTAAATCTAACTGATTCAGAAAAAGAAATTTGTTTCATGGATGAAATTTCAAATAGGACTGCATCATATTGCAGATACATAGGTTCATTAAAGGTAGAATTTTTAGTAAACGCAAAAGGGTATTGGTCCTATAAAATGCATACCAATAAAAAAACCGGATATGAAACATCACCCGGATTAATTGAATCTAAATTTAGATTTCCCTATAGTGGAAAAGCTGAATCTGCTGCAATTGATATGGAAGATTGTTATTGGTGTGCATGCAATGAAAATGATTAATTAAATAATACATGTACCTATTCAGTTCCTTTCAACAGAAAATAAAAATTGAATCATACTACCTTTGAAAAAAAACGATATGAAAAATCCAATGTTTAAAACCTCCATTAGCATAATCGCTTTATTG